TGCTATTCCTAGCGTCTGGACGAATCATAGCACTAGTGTGTAAACAGGGTCAACACATACCCGAGTAAACCGTGGGGTCTTTAGTCCGAGGGCCAGTGATGGGTACTCTGGCTATGGGGGGGTACAGGGAATTCAGCGCTCTTATCAGAGGGGGTCATCAGTACTGGGAGACAGTCCAATGAGAGGGGCTACAAGGCGCTGAAGGGTCATCAGGCGGGGTATGTATGGGTAACGTGTAAACAGCGCCAGCAATGCCTGCCTGCAATACAAAAGTTAACAGCAAGTTATCCACAGTCTGTGGATAACTCTGACTTATCCACAGGAGCCTGTGGATTGTGTGGATAACTCTATGAGTACTAACGTATTGCACAGATGGTGTAAACAGACGAACAGGGAATGGCTGGGGCATGGGTAGCATGGACAGGTCTCAGGGGCTCTGGTAGCATCCAAAGCACGAACGGTGCTGGATGTTTAAACAGACTGTATGAAACCACAGAGGAACTGCGATGAGCGAAACACAAAAGCCGGGCCGGGCCAGCAAAAGCGAACTGCTAGAGGCACTGGAGGCCGTGGAAGAAACAGAGGGCGAGGGCTGGGAGGAAGACGCAGGACTGAGCGAAGCGGAACGGTTAGCCGCTCACGCAAGCCCACCGCCTATGAGAGTCGATGGAAAGCCAAAAGGGGCAGATGCATACAGTAGACCAAAGCCACTCACAGCGCCTCAGATGGAATTTACCAAGGGGATGATCCAAGGCAAGACCATGCGACAAGCCTATAGGGATGCATACCCAAACGCCAAGGGCAGTGACCAAGTGATCACATCCAGTGCATACAGGTTGAGTAGGGATGAACGCATACAGAAGACTCTTCAGGAAGCTTGGGGAGAGACAGTGGAAGTGCTGGCAGAAGATACAGCGGCAACCAAACGGTATGTGCTGAAAGAGTTGTTGGCACTAAGCAAAGGCGGCAAGCAAGAAGGCTCCCGGTTAAAAGCACTGGAACTCATGGGAAGAGCCGCCGGGATGTTCCAGCCACAGGGTGCAGAGGTGATCGAGAAGGTCAGTGCAGAGCAACTGAGACGGGAACTCTCAGGTCACCTCAAGCTCTTGGACAACGTGCGCCCACTCAAGGCCAAGGCCGTGTAAACGCTGGGGGGCAACGGTCATCAGGGGGACTATCACCCTTGGCCAGCGATGCGTGTAAACGGCTGGGAGGCGACCCCACCGGCCCCCCACCCCCACTTGTGGCGGCTGACGGCCCCGCTCCCGCTTACGCTGTAATCCACACAAACAATTCCATTCCCAGAACCCCCCCCCTTCCCTCCCAAATCCCCCACCCCCGGGGGTATATATATTTTTTGCGTTTAAACCACGAACGTTCGTTTTGCGTTTAAACTCTCCAAAACAACCCAACTGTCGCAACTGTCGCAGAGGTGGCAAGGGTTTCTGACGTATCAGACGTATCAGCGTTTAAACACATGCAAGAGAAACACAAGCTCGTTCTGGACTTCATCAAGGCGTACATCAAGATTCATGGTGTATCGCCGTCCTATGCCGTGATTGCTAAGGGGCTCAGCATGCGCAGTAAATCCAACATCCACCGGATCATTCATAAATTGAGGGAGGATGGCCTTGTGGCCATCAAGCCCTATCAGTTCAACTCTATCCGGGTCATTGACCGCAGTATTCGGGAGGTTGCCTCTCTATGATGAGCCGCAAGGAGGTGGAGGACTACCGGGCTTTGATTCCTTTGGTGGATGAGCTTGAGCGTGCCAAGATCATGATGCTGCTTGAGTACGACAGGATAGAGAAGTGCAAGGAGTCCTTCATCTATTACGCAGCCCATATGTGGCCGGGGTTTATTTCGGGGAAGCACCACCAGATCATGGCCAGTGCTTTTGAGCGGGTGGCCAAGGGAGAGCTGAAGAGACTCATCATCAACATGCCTCCCCGGCACACTAAGTCTGAGTTTGCTTCGTTTCTTCTCCCGGCTTGGTTCTTGGGGAAGTTTCCGGAGAAGAAGATTATTCAGACCGCTCACACCGCAGAACTGGCCGTAGGCTTTGGCCGCAAGGTGAGGAACTTGGTCTCCTCTGAAGCCTTCTCCCGGGTGTTTGACATCAAACTCTCCTCTGATTCAAAGGCAGCAGGACGGTGGAACACAGGAGCCGGAGGCGATTACTTCGCCATCGGCGTGGGTGGAGCCGTAACGGGTAAAGGTGCGGACCTGTTAATCATTGATGACCCGCATTCTGAGCAAGAAGCCAAGCAGGGAAACCCCGCAGTCTTCGATAATGTGTATGAATGGTACACATCAGGACCTCGCCAGCGTTTACAGCCCGGTGGGGCCATTATTATTGTGATGACCCGGTGGTCAAAGAGAGATTTAACTGGGCAGATTCTCAAACATGCTGCAAAAGAGGGCGTAGATAACTGGGAAGTGATTGAGTTTCCCGCTATTTTGCCGTCAGGAACCCCTTTATGGCCCGGATTTTGGAAGAAAACCGAGCTTGAAGCGATTAAAGCCGAGATTCCCGTCTCTAAATGGGAGGCGCAGTATCAACAGAACCCCACATCCGAAGAAGGCGCGATTATTAAGCGCGAACATTGGCGGGTTTGGGAGTCAGATACAGCCCCTCCGTGCGATTACATCATCCAAAGCTGGGATACAGCCTTTGAAAAATCAAACAGGGCAGATTATTCAGCCTGTACAACGTGGGGAGTGTTTGATCACCCCGACAGCATGGGTAATCTGAAGACCAACATCATCTGTCTGGATGCGTTTAAAGCTCGAATGGAGTTTCCTGAGCTTAAACAGAAAGCATTTGAGATGTACAAGGAATGGGAGCCCGACACCTTGATTGTGGAGAAGAAGGCCGCAGGCGCTCCCTTGATTTACGAGCTCCGCCAGACAGGAATCTTGCTGGAGGAGTACACACCGGGCAAAGGAAGCGATAAGATTGCGCGTGTAAACGCTATCTCAGACCTTTTTGCCTCCGGAGTTGTTTGGTGCCCTGAAACCCGATGGGCAGATGAGTTGATGGAAGAGTTGGCCGCGTTCCCCAACGGGGAGCATGACGACCTTGTTGACTCATCAAGCCAAGCCTTGCTTCGTTTCAGGAGGGGTGGGTTCATTCAGATTGAGTCTGATGAGCCTGAAGAGCAGCGTTATTTCCGGCGCAAAACCGCCTTCTATTAAGGATCGACATGGCAACGAGCAGCATGGTTTCGTCTATCGCCCAAGCCCCAAAGGGCATTGATTTCTCAGACATCGTTGAAGATGACACCCCCGCAATTGAGATCATCATTGAAAACCCAGATGACGTGATAATTGGGGTTGATGGCATGGCCATTGACCTGATGCCAGAAGAGGATGAGCCCGCCTTTGATGCAAACTTGGCTGAATACATGGACGAGGGTGAGCTTGAAAAGCTTGGCTCTGATTTGGTCGGTGAGGTTGAGTCTGACATCTCCTCAAGAAAAGACTGGGTGGACATGTATGTGAAGGGCCTAGAGGTTCTGGGCATGAAGTATGAAGAGCGCACCGAACCTTGGACGGGTGCCTGCGGGGTCTTCTCTACCCTCCTGACTGAAGCCGCAGTTCGCTTTCAGTCCGAGACCATCATTGAGACATTCCCCGCTCAAGGCCCCGTCAAGACGCAGATCATTGGCGCAGTTGATAAGTTGAAAGAAGAAGCTGCGGAGCGTGTGCGCACCGACATGAATTTCCAGTTGGTTGACGGAATGCCAGAGTACCGCCCGGAGCATGAGCGCATGCTTTTTAACTTGGGTCTGGCCGGGGCGGCTTTTAAGAAGGTCTACTTCGATCCCAGCCTCGGACGCCAGACCTCAATCTTCTGCCCCGCAGAGGACGTGATCATCCCTTATGGCTCCTCTGGAGCTCGAACCGCAGAGCGTGTAACGCATGTGATGCGCAAGACCAAGAACGATGTCCGAAAGCTTCAGGTCGCAGGCTTTTACCGTGATGTTGAGCTGGGTGAGCCTGTTATCTTGCACAACGATGTGGAGAAGAAGAAGGCCGAAGAGCAGGGCTACTCCGTTACCGACGATGACCGCTACCAGTTCCTTGAGATTCAAGTGGACTACGACATGCCCGGTTATGAGGACGATGATGGCATCGCCGTTCCGTACATCGTGACCATCGACAAAGGAACCAACAAAGTTCTGTCGGTGTATCGAAATTGGAAAGAGGACGATGAGAAAAAACTCAAGCGTCAGCATTTCGTTCAGTATGACTACGTGCCCGGATTTGGTGCTTATGGCTTTGGTTACATTCACCTGATCGGCGGCTATGCCCGGGCCGGAACCTCGCTGATCCGCCAATTGGTGGACGCAGGAACCCTGTCCAACCTTCCCGGAGGCCTGAAGTCCCGTGGTCTTCGGATCAAGGGTGATGACACCCCAATCGCTCCGGGTGAGTTTAGGGACGTGGATGTTCCGTCCGGCACCGTGCGTGACAACATCATGCCCCTCCCATACAAAGAGCCAAGCCAAGTGCTGGCCGCTTTGTTGGATCGCATCACAGAGGAGGGTCGCCGTCTTGGCTCGATTGCTGATATGAACATCAGCGACATGAGCGCCAACGCTCCCGTAGGCACGACTCTGGCTCTTCTTGAGCGCCAACTCAAAACCATGAGCGCGGTACAGGCCCGGGTCCATTTCTCCATGAAGCAAGAGTTCAAGCTTCTAAAGGAGATCATCCGCAACAACACCCCGGGTGATTACGAGTACGTTCCTAACGGAGCAGACCCAAGGGCCAAGAAGGGCGACTACGACTTGGTGGAAGTGATTCCCGTGTCGGACCCCAACAGCTCGACCATGGC